AAAGAATTAAAAGTTTCAATATTTCTGATTTTACACTAATCAGTATCTCCGAAGTTTCTTTTGAACAACCATCTCGATACCTGTATTCAATTCCTTGTTCTCTTAGTAATCTACCCACTTTTTCTAATAATAAATTAGCATTTTGAGTTATGATTACTCTGATATCAAAATGATGCCGTCCTTCAGATTTTCTATCAGTTTCTTTCTTCCATGGTTTAGAAGCATGAATGCATCCTTCACCATCAAGGACCCCAGCCAACCAGCCTATATCCTTATCATTCATATTATTACCTCATCTTTCCTCGGCGTTAACCTTATAGGCATCCACCGATATAGTTGCATTTATTACTTATTTCTCACGAAATAAGAGGCCCAAGGCATTAAATATTCTGCGCATACGATCAGTCATTTTTTGAGCCCACTGACTGATCACACTGAGGATCAGAGGAGCGCAGAACAAGTACCTAGACGATCCACCATACCTGAAAACGGTCCGCAGGAAAGCTTCAAATTCGGACTCGGTAAGAACGCCACCAGCCGCTGTGCTATTCGTGCTAATCCAGGAGTTAATTCCCTTCATAGTCCGTCTAGCATGGGTCAATGTGGCATCCTTTCCGGTCGCATCGTCCTCCAAAGCCTCACCAAACAGGAACATTCTCTCGAAGTCTCGCATCAACTCAATACCTTTCTTCCTACGTTGGTTGTTCCTTTCGGGTCCACCATAGAGTTCAGTATTGGCTAATGTACGAGTAACTTCGCAAGACTTCCTAAACAACTGAGTATAGTTGACTTTCTCAACTGTCTGAGTCGTTTTGGTTACGAGGTCTGAAGCGACAGAGCCTTCTGCGAAGGCCGGTCCAAGAACAAGGATATCAGCGAGAGCCGCTGCCGAAGCCGCCGTGGTCGTACCATACCCACGAATAACTGTGACTGCTGTGGTTGTCTGAGCCGTGCAAAGCATAACTTCGCCGGTAACAGGAACCTTCAACAGATCAAACTTGTTAATGTAGGCATTGGTAGCCGTAAAACTTAGCGCAGCAGAGGTCGCCGAAACCGCAAAGGTCGTCCAACTTGGCTGGAGTTCATCCTCTAGCCAGCTAAAGCTGGGGTTGATCGTGACCTCTTTGCCAATTTTAGAAACAAGAACATACAGAGGAGCCGCATTCGGTTCCAAAAGATAAATCTTGTCACTACTTTACTACCATCTATCTCTAGATGGAATAGACTATACCATCATCTCAATTCTAAAGGTTGAGATGCCGTACGTTGAAGTCGTTGAGGGTTGACAGTATTAACTCTAAGAGTGAGCAGTTTATCTACATATTCTAACTGCAGGGCTTTATACCATTCAATTCCATTTCTTTGATATCTTCCTTGACCCATTTTTTCATTAAATTCTCTTAAGAGTTCCGCTTGATCTTTTTTAGCTTTTAAATGTGGAATGATTAAATCTAATATCTTATTTGTAGTTCCAACTCCACATGCTATAATTCCTAATGCAAATCCATTTTTAGTTTTTTGTAATTGATAATAGAATTTGCATCCCAGTTTATGCCAAATAAGACTTACTTCTCGTATAATGCGAGCATCTGTATTTGTTACAGTAATCGCAGTACGATAAGTTAAACTATTTTTAAGTTTATGGCGATGTATAAATAAAGAACCATCGCCTTCAATCATCCCCGCAAGCCAAGCGGCTTCTTCCCTGCTGATTATCTCTACCATAATATTTTCCTCCTTGGGAATTATGTCTAACAAGACGTTCCAGCATTTGATACGGTTTTACATTCTATGTCACCATAGAAAGGACACCATGTGACGGTTAATGTCGAGCACTTTTTGGTTCGCCAGGATAGTGTTGGTACCCTTCGATCCCGTTGCATTGGTGATAATCGTGACTGCCATATTAAATTTTCACCTCCCCTGTATTAGGATGTGCAAGTGTTAGTTTAGTTCCTAGCCGTACCTAGTATATCATCAGGATGGATAGGCTTTGTAGCTAACATTCTATCGAAAACCTCTTCTGAGTAGGTCTTCTGAATTGGTTGTGCATTGGGTGTAGCCCGAACAACCGGAGATACCGAAGGTGTCCCTTCAGATCCCAAACTGCCTGCAGCTCGTCTTCGTCTCTGAATCTCTTCGATTATGCTATCTCTTATCTGTTTAGTAAGAGTTGCAACGTCCACAGCGGGAGCTGCGGGAGCCGGTGTCGGTGTAGGTGTAGGAAGAACTTCAGGGATTCCCAAATCCTTCCTCATCGTTTCTATTCTCAACTTGGATCTTTCTTTAGCCAAATTGTACAGAAGCGGCAAAGATTGTTCAGGAGGAAGCCTATCAATATCAGGTCGAACCTGAGAGAGGGCTACGATATCCTGAACATACTGATCGAAATCAGGATTGGTCCTTCGAAAATCTCGAACTACCGCTTGCCTGGTATTCCAATCATGATATTCCAAGATGCTCCTTGCAACCATTTGTTTAACTTCAGGTTCAATCGCCCTGAAAGCATCTTGTCTAATCTTTTTTCCTACGGCCTCATTGGGCTTCTCAAAGTAGTCAGAGTCCGGAATCTCCTCAACTGGAACAGTCGGCATCGCTACCGGTGCTTGCGTTGCAGATATAGGAGCCTGAGGTATAGTACCAGTCGTTAACTGGCCAACCATTGACTTCAATCTGGCGACCTCAGCAGCCTGTGTGGCATACTGTGATTCCAAATCCGTATACGATTTGACGGCTTTGCTTAGTGCTTCTTGCACATCGTCACTCTTGAATTTGTCAGGCATATCAAGAATGACCGGTTTTCCCTGAGGTTCCACAGGCCTAGGGGCCGGTGTTGGTGCCGGGGCAGGTGCTGGAGCAGGCTCCCATACAGGCTCAGACACTACAGGCGCAGGGGCCGGAGGTGTTGGCGGTTCCACTACCGCCGAAGGTGCCGGTTCGATTACTGGTTCTCCCACTTCTGGGATACTGTCGAACAGGGCCTGCAGATCGGGATCAGAAGTCAACCCCATCTGCATAGTATTAACTTGGCTCATTAAATCATCCATTGTTTTTCCCATCATTTTCCTCCCTTGATTCTTCTCCATCATTTACGATTTCGATATCGCCTTTTGGAGAATACTTGATAATTTTTGTGTGTTTCCTGCTATTGCATATCCCACACAATGTTTGAGACATATTATTTATTACCTTTCTTACTTAATTCTAAGACTGCCTTTTCTCCATCTTCGATCTTCCTATTTAAGAAGTTTATAAAATCCTGTAATTCAGATAATGCTCCATGTATCTCATGTCTTTCTTGTGTATTTTTAGTCTGTAGAAATCTATCTAAATTTAATCTATTTTCTAAATATGGAGCAATAATAGTTTTCCAGCCTCTACTATCTAAAGTAACTTTAATAGCATACATTAAATCTGCTGAATTTCTTAACTTGGCTGAGCCATCTGTTTTAACAGGATTTTCAGCCATCACCAAATCTATTCTATCCATATCTAACTCCTTGTATATATGGGCCAGACTTAATCTGACCCGTATATTCTAAATTTTACCAACCTGCGATTGCTGCTCGTTTCCATCCACTGTCAGCTACGGTCTTAACATAGATAAAATCCTCATCCCATGCAAATGTACCAACTGTAGTACCTGCTGGGTCTCCTGAAGTAGTGGGGGTAAACGTATCCTCTGTAAATGTACCTAAAGTTGCACCAGCAGCCGTTAGGTATTCTGATACAAAACTATCCACTCTTCCACTTCCAGACGATAGAGGCAACACCGCAACTACATTAGAAGCATCAATATACATGGCTGTAGCCCCATTAGTTGCTACACCAATAGTATTAGCTGCTGGATTGAAAAGTCCTGTATTCGTATCTCCAGTAAACGAAATTGAAGGAGCCGCGACTGTACCCTCGTTGGCCTGAAAGTCTCCGGTTTCGGTTAGCCCACCAACAATACTAACATAAGGCGATGTATCCAGATCAATAGTCATAATGGTAGTACCATTATAATCAGCAGATAAAGTAGTGTCTGTTGCTGTAATTTCTAGCGGATATCCTCTTCCACGAATTGTAAGTGCCATTAATAACACACCTCCTTATTATTTAGATATAAGCCCTTGTAATTCCGGCATACTTTTCAGTATGTCCGATATTGTGACCACTCTTTTACCTTGTGGCATGTCTCTCCAGAAGTCAATATCTCTGTAATCTTTTCCAAATACTTTCTTAGTGCCCAGTTGGTACTCAACCACATCTGGATGTCCACCATAGATAGTCTTTCCTTTACCTGAATAAGCTTGTATCGCTCTCGTTCTATCATTAGGATATTCTTTAATCTTTTCTGCTAGTATCTTAGCCCCTTGGCCAATTACCGCTTTTTGCTGCTCTTCAGGTTTAGAATCAGGAATCTTACTCATAACATTTTCTACAAATTCTGGATAGGCCTTCCACCAAAGGCGTGTGGGATTACCATAATCTTGATTTCCCAATCCACTCTCTGATATTCCTAATGCTACGAAGTCCCATGGATCGACACCTACTGACTTAGCTGCATCTGCGAACTTCGAGGCCATGTCTAAACTGTACCAATCTGAATGTGTGGGATGATTCATCCAGAACCAGCTACCTGGTTCTTCCGATGCCCCAGTTTTATAAAATCTTTCTTTCTGCCAAGGTGTCCATTTCGACATATCTGGCTTCTGGGGTCTATACTTCGTCCCAGCATCCCTCCACTCAGCCGTTGTTTCCGGCATAGGAGGAGTGGACTTTGCAGGAGCTGTTATAGGACTAGGTTGTGACATATATTGTAGTAACCAATCCATCCATCCCGCCATTTATATCACACCATTGTCCCTATGTTCTGTGGTGTATTGGGCCCGCCATGAAGTAGTCCGCCACCTGATACTCTTAACATTTCCGCCATCGACCTCTCCGCTGGTACTGGCATTTGCCCAGGATTCGGAGCCTCCGGTGGGGCTGGAGGATTAGGTCCGCCTGGCCCTCCAGGTCCAGCTGGTCCCATCGATGTTGGGGCTCCTCCACCTGGTGTCATCATGGGAGGAGGGGGCGGTTGTAGTAATTCGTCTTCATTCTTGATATCCAATGCACTCAGTACCAACTTTCTTAGGGCTAACTGATTAATCATTGGATCTTGATTAAATAACTTATAAGCCTGCATGATCTGCTGAATTCGAACTTCCTTTATGGCCGTCGTAGCAGAGCCCATGGGCTGAAAGTTATACTGTTTTAATACATCATCAATCTCTTGTGTATAGAACTGCTCTCCATTGTACTTTAGGAAATCAATCTGTCCAACTATCTTAGCAAACTGTTCTGGGGGTAAGAAATGATAATCCAGCCACAAGAACATTTTGGCTATATGCCTTAGAACTGTGAATTCCAAGGACTTAACAACTGTATCAAATCGAATATTGGCGGCTTGCTGTAAGCGTACAATTCCGGTTGCAGTTTCTCGTCTTTCAGGTGCTTCTCCTCGTGAATAGGCGTATTCTCCAGTTGCATTGTCAATGTCCTGTTTAATGATTTCTTCTTCTTGATAGGCAGATCTAGTAATATCACGAGTGTCTAAGGGTTTGATTGCATCTACATCATTAGTTAGAATTACATTTCCAGGATAGGATACAAGTTGATCAAAGTCAATGTCGGCATACTTATTAGCAATGAACATCCGGTTAATGATTAAGTTAACATTATCCATTCTCTGGTTTCTAACTGTATTAAGTTCTTCTTGTAGGGTCTCAGAAATCTCAGGAATCCCGATCCCATAGAGTTCATGCTGAACAGGGATATAACGGGCCATAATAAAGGGTAACAAGCCGCCAAAGGGGTTGTCCTCTTCTTTAAGGATAACTTGTCTGGCTCCAACTACATAGATCTTATCTTTATCCCAATACTCTAATACTTCTACAACTTTTCTCTGTGAATCGAACCCGTATTCATCTAATATACCAACTGATGCAAGTCTCTGCCGTTTGGCCTCATCAATATTAGTCTGGGCTTCGAGTAAGTGCTCAACCTCTTTCACATCTTTATAGAATCCCTGATCCCCCATATGATGGAGATCATCCATATCCATATAGGATAGTTGGATTATGTGCTTCATCCGTCTAATGGACTTGGCTCTATAATCAGGGAAAATGTTAAATAAATCAATTGGTTCTAGATCTAAGAAATTAAAGGAGACTAACTCATCATCATTGAATCTAGGAATAACCTTCATAAAGGATGTCCCATAGATACAGGTCTCTTTGAAGAACTCTAAGATCTTGGAGAAGAACTCTAACTGTTCCTCATCAAGTTGGTATTCTACTATGCTCTCAAGCAACTTGGACATATTAATGGCTTCACTCTTACGAGGCTGAATAGAAATTATAGGCCTAGTATTGAAAACCGTACCAAGCATCTTGGGAACTAAACTTTCTACAATTGAAAATATATAGGGAACAAATACATTACTCTTGAAAGGATGACTAGAAGGATCTCGATAGCTTCTATAAAGTTTATAGAATCTCTTCCACCTATCTTCCATTGGCTGACGCCACTGCTTAATATCCAAGTATAAGTTGGCTATATAGGTTGATGGATCTTCCTTCAAGGTGGTAGCAGCTGTCATTCCTTGGTGCGCAGCAATTACAGGCATTTATTTCTCCTCACTTTTTCTTCTTATCTTCTTTTACACCGATATCTGCACCCCAAAATCCTGGACCTTGTTCCTTTCTGGCTTTCCATGCTGTGGTAACTTCTGGACCTTCCCCAGTTTTATATCCAAGATAATCTAACAAGATAGAGCGCACTCTTCCTTTAATATCCAAACCTTCACCATTTTTCTCGTCATCGTTCTCTGGCATATTTACTCCTTTTAATCTTACTTATCATCTACTCTTCTAAATGAAGTATAATCATTATATCATGTATTCCACCAGCATTTTTTGACAATGTAGCACGAATTGTGTCTCCACTTTCTATTACAATTGAACCTATGGATATTTGAAATGTATTATTTCTAGCTCGTGGACTATCTGTAAAATAAGTGATACCATCATGCCCAATAAAACTGATTGTGCAGGATAGCCCACCACCTGCTGTATAGTTAGGTGTAATTAATGTCATTGACATAATTCGCGCTCGATACATATGGACAGCAGAAACTGTAGCCATGAATATGAGCCCGACTGTGGCAGTGGTAATTCGAAATAATCTTCGAAACATCTGTAATGGCATTTATTTTATTCCACATTAGGATTATTATTCCATTATCTCCCATTCGTCTTCTTAGAATCCTAAAAGTATCCTGTGACCTTACTAGCCCCAGAAGGGGTCTTTGGTTTATAACTCATACCTGGATGCCTGTAAACCAAATTACACATAATGACATATCTTAAGGCATCCAATAAGTGATCATCTCTTTTCATAGGTCTTTCTTTTGGATCGACCTTATCTCCCTTCTTAGATGACCAATTATCCCAAATATAATTCCTGAACTCACGTTTTAGATTGTGACAATTCTGTGTCACAAACAACTTAGGAAGAAGTGGAGTTCCATCTACCTTCTTGCCTGGATTTAGAAGCTCCGTCATTGCCAACCTTCCGGCTGTTACATCCTTATGGGCATCTATCAAATATAGTCCATGAGGAGGGGCCATTAACATTTCTTTTACCGACTTTCCTGATATCGACTGTGGCGAATTAGCCGACGTATCGATGACAGCCAAGTTTGGGGGATATCGTTTTCCGAGCTTTTGTTTGATTGAGATAACAAGCTCATCAATAGTCCCTGTCTGAAATATCTCATCAAAAACAATCCAGACACCATCTTTGTTGAGTCCACAAAAGACCACCCCATGAGGATTTCTATCGTGAGGATCTATTCCAAGAACTATCAACCACTCATCTGGAATCGTTGCTACTGGTAACATTAAGTTCTTATCACCAAAGTCTGGATATACCAGACCAGATCTTGAAAAGAACTTGCCATATAGAGCTGCTTCAAGATTATCCTTCATCGAAGGATCTTGTTTTATGGCTTCAATAGCCGCCTGTGGTAAATGTGGATTATCATAAATCGCTATATGACAATGTTCTACAGAAGGTGGCTTAGCATCTGGATTATCATAGAGATCATAATAGAGCCAGGTCATACCATATAGAGGAGTACAGGTAACTAACATCTTTCCACCCATGTCTCCCATGCCCAAATTTGCTGCAATAGTTCTCATCAAATTTGATTGATGGATGGCCTTAGGTGGCTCCTCATCTTCCCATATTAGATGCCTTCCAACTCCTTCAAACTTATCTAGATCCATTTCATACGATTTTAGGTCATACTGCGTACCATTCATTAACTCAAGGATATGGTCGTCTGCCCAATATTTCTTGATGGCATGTTTAGGAATCCATTCATATAGCATAGGAAGAATGATTCCCTTAATTCCTGTAGTCAATGATGTAGTACATATCCTGATATTCAATGGTGGATCAGGATATTTTAAATAGGGATGTATCCCAAGTCCTGCCCATGCACACTCAACTACTCCAAAGGTAGTTTTTCCAGCCCGCTTACCTCCAAGTATCAAACGAGTCTTGGAGTCACTTTTATGCATGGATAATAGTTTTTGGGTATTCGGAGTGTAATTAAGTAATTTGCCGAATGCGCTTAATTTTTGTTCAGTCGTGATGTCCATCATAAATTTATCTCTAAATCTGACTTCGTCCCATCCATTGTGGCATCCCACCAGGAGGCATTGGTCCAGGCATAGGAGGCGTAGGAGGTGCTAATGGCATTCCACTATTAGGGAGCATTCCTTGCCCAGGCGCTCCACCCTGTCCACCCAAAAGACTACCTAACTGTCCACTTTGAATCAACTGAATCAAGAGGGGTAAAAGCATCATTAGAATCTGGCTCTGTCCGTCGCCCATTCCAGCTGCCCCACCGCCCATCATGTCTCCACCAGGAGGTGCCAAAGGAATTACGGCCTCTGGTCCTTGTTCTCCTAACTGAGCAACCTCAGGTCCATTCATGCCAGCAATACCACCCTGCGCATATCCAGGAAGTCCGACTCCTACAGGGACATTGGATCCAGCTGGAGCAGGTTGCTTTCTTTGTAAATTCTGTAAGAATAACCAAAGTTGTGGAAATCTCTGAGCCCAAGGAGGCATCGTGGCCGCTTCTCTAGAAGGCATAGGTCCAACTGGACCTCCAGGAGACCTCGGAATAAATGGACCCGTAGGTCCATATGGAGGCTGCTGTGGCATTTGAGGCCTAGGCGTCGACATTGGTTGTCTTCCTGGAACAGGGAAAGGACCCTGAAAAGGTCCAGGATTCTGTCCTGGCATAGGAAATTGACTTCCCTGCATTGGAGGTGGAAATCCTGGAGACATCCCTGGTTGAGAATTTCTAGACCCCAAGAAGTCACCCCATCCTTTGTTTTGATCATAAATTCCTGCCATTAAAATACATCTCCTTTTAATTAATAAATCGCATATTTTGTATTGAGAAAGTCCCTTACAAGAGTTGCATTTTGGGAAGATAAGGCCGAGTCATAGACTAACATTGCCGCCCAATCAGCATTAGCAAAAACTCCGGTTCCGCCCTGATATCTGTAACAACCTATGGTCGCCAAATCAAATGTGCAGACATTCACGTCTTGTGCTACTGCATCTATTTCTATTCCTCCATTTTCGAAAATTGAAATTGCTGTGCCAGTAGCAATGACTTCCCATATTACCCAAGCTTGTGCCGTAGGACTTCCCCCACTAACAGTGACCAAATTACCTTCATCATCTCTTTTTTGGATAACAAATTGACTCGACCCAATACCGGGGAGGCTAAACCATAAAGGAGTGGTGGTCGTAGAATTCCCAAGAGTAAAAAATCTTCCATCTACAGAAAGTGCATTAATTT